TATAGCATTCCTTTATGTAATATTAAAACTTTAAACAAACAATCTCTAAAAAAACTTATATTATTAGCGCAAGAATATAATATAGTTATTGATAAATCTATGAATAAATCTAATATATTAGTTTTATTAGAACAACATTTAAATAGTCAATGCTTAGAGGTTATAGAAAATGTTAGTGCAAATACTATAAATTTGGTAGATATTGGAATTAATATTAAGGATCGTTTAAACGAATTATTTAAAGACTATGATCTATTAACATTAGACAAAATAATACTTGAAAATCAAATAAGTCCAATAGCAAATCGGATGAAAACTATTCAAGGTATGATAGCACAATATTTTATAAATTCTAATAATTATAATATACACTTTATTTCAGCAATTAATAAATTGAAATTATTTCAAAAAAACAAAACTATTGCTAATTTAGCTACTCCAGATATTAGTAATATTAGTAATAATAGTAATAATAGTAACAACAACACTAATAAAATTAGTTATGCAGATAGAAAAAAACTAAGTATATATTATACAAAAGAAGTATTACAAAAATATAATATGAATAATGAAGTTATTTTTTTTAGTAGCCATTCAAAGAAAGATGATTTAGCTGACTGTTTTTTACAAGCTTATTATTATATTAATTGTTAATTAATTGTTAATTAATTGTTAATTAATTGTTAATTAATTGTTAATTAATTGTTAATTAATTGTTAATTGTTAATTAATTGTTAATTAATTGTTAATTAATTGTTAATATATTAATATTGTTTGCGGAGTATTTAAAAATTAAACTTCTATTTAAATCATAATAGGAGTAATGGAAATTGTTGAAATAGAGCCAGATATTTTAAATATTGACAGCTTTAGTATTCCAGAATTTAAATTTAATGACTCATTTGATGATACTATTCAAAGCAAACCAACATCAAATTTTGGTGGAGGCATCGAATTATTAATGAATGTTAAAAATAAAAATGACAAGAAAGCGAGTTCTTCAATTGATATTGAAGATATTACAAATTTAGAGAGCGAATTAAATAGTCTTACAGATAATAATACAACTTCAAGCGAACCAGTAAAAACATATGCTCAAGATAATGATACAAAAAAAGAAATAAAATACAATCAAAGCAGTTCAACCAAAAAATCATTGTTTGGTGATTTATTTGGTTCAAGTAAAGTAGATGGAGAAAATGTTAAACCCGTTACACATAATGATGACTCTAATGATTATGATACAAATAATTTAGGAAAATCTACTGCAAACATGAATGAAACAAAAACATGGGATGGATATGGTAAATTTAATAATATTCCAATAAATGTAGAACAAGCCAAACAAAAACCTCAATTAACAAAAGAAGAAGAATTGCGTGAAAAATTCAAATACGTGCGGAAGTTAGATGACTTAGAGAAAAAAGGTGTAAGCTTGTCTAAACGTTACACTATGGATTCTGATTTAGATGAAATGATCGGAGAATATGAAACAATTATTGCTGAAAAAGAGAAATCAAATGCTGTTAAGTTTCAAGGCAAAATGATGATGGCTTGTATAACAGGATTAGAATTTTTAAATAACAAGTTTGATCCATTTGATATAAAATTAGATGGTTGGGGTGAACAAATAAATGAAAATATAGATGACTATGACGATATTTTTGCCGAATTACACGAAAAATATAAGTCAAAGGCAAAAATGTCTCCTGAATTAAAATTATTGTTTCAATTAGGTGGTTCTGCTATGATGGTTCATATGTCTAATACATTGTTTAAATCCTCAATGCCTGGAATGGACGATATTATGAGACAAAATCCAGAATTAATGAAACAATTTACACAAGCAGCAGTTAATACTATGGGACAAACAAATCCAGGCTTTGGTGGTTTTATGAATGGACTTTTTGCAGGAAACAATGGATCTAATTCAATGAATAATAAAAATGGATATACTCCCGGATTTGGAAGCACTATGCCTCCAAATGTAAACTCAGGCCCTCCTCCGATGTCTGTTGAAACCAAAATACCAGAACGTAGCCAACGTATGCCAAATATTGTAAATCGTCCTGATATTAATTCGGCGCGTGGAATCGAAATTACAAATAATGAAGCAAATCCATATGATCAAGAGAGAATAACACGCCCCGAAATGAGAGGTCCAAGTGTATTAACTCCTCAAAATCAAAGCATATCTTCCTTATTAAATGGACTAAAGGCAAAACAATATGATAATAATGAAATAAATTACAATGAAGCAAGCACAATTAGTATAGATGATTTAAAAGATTTAACAAATGCAAAAATACCGACAAAATCAAAACGGAAGCAAAAAAGTGATAGAAATATAGTAAGCTTGGATATTTAAGATTGGATATTTAATTGGATATTTAAGATTGGATATTTAATTGGATATTTAAGATTGGATATTTAAGATTGGATATTTAAGATATTTATAAATTATAAATTATAAATTATAAATTATAAATTATATAAAAATATTAAGTTAATAGTATTAACTTAATGGCTAAATATAATAGTCCCTATTTTATAATAAAATCTGATTATTCTAATTTAAAATCATTTACCATAAATTTAGATGATTACAAAGTTAACTATAATAAACAAGCATATTATTTATTAGAATTAGGTATAATCAGTGAGAGATTTAGCGGCATTAATGCTTTAAAAGATGAGCATTTTAAAAGTAGTTATAGAAAATATGTATCCAACTTTGCTTTAAATTATACACCAAAATCAGTAATTGGTTGTGCTTTAAGTCATATAATGTGTTGTAAATATATATATAAAAAATATATAAAGAAAGATAAGGCACCAACTATTAATTATTTTTTAATAATGGAAGATGATGTTTTTCCATTATTTAATAAAGATGAATTTTATGATAAATTAAATAAAACAGTATATGATATACAAATATTGGATAACAATTGGGAAATTATTCAACTTCATAGTGATGGTATTATACCAACAATTGATACTTATAGCACACATATTGGGTCAATAAGTGCTGCGGCTTATTTAATATCAAGAAAAGCAATTAAGAAAACCTTAAAATCTAAGATATATAGTCATATTGACTTAATACATCATAATTTTATTAATTATAATAAGTATAGAGCAAAAGAAAACTTATTTTATACAGATGAAAAATATAGTTTAAATAGGATTGTTGCTTATAAGCTAAGTAGCTATAGTTTGCATTTTAAATCTAAATTGTTTGAATTTATAAATTATTATACAAATATTATTCAGTTGCGTGGAGAGAAAAAGTTTCTACATTATTTTGAATATAAAATTGTTAAAGAACCCTTCTTTAATAAAGAGTTTAATACAAATGATATTATTGATTATTTTATAGGATTGAAAATATTAAGATTATTAAGTAAATTATATTATTATAAAAAGTAAGAAGTAATTATAATTAATTATATTTTATTGGTTGTTTTATGTTAGAGTTATATTTATATTTTAACATAATACTTTAATATGACTACTATTAATAGTGAAAATAACACTAATATTTCTTATAATATTGAAGATGAGAAACATGAAGATATTAAAAACGAAGATACTAAAAAAGAAGATAATAAAAAAGAAGATAATAAAAAAGAAGATACTAAAAACGAAGATGAGAAACAGGAAGATATTAAAAACGAAGATACTAAAAAAGAAGATACTAAAAAAGAAGATAATAAAAACGAAGATAATAAAAACGAAGATAATAAAAAAGAAGATAAACCAAAAAGAACACTAATTCAAATAATTATAAAACTACATAAATTTTTATGTCTTCAAGCAACATCAATAATAATACTAACACTCATAGTAACCAGTATATATAAGTGTTATGATGTATTAATATATTTTTCTTTTGGAACATTTATTTCAATATTGTTTATAGCAAGTTATTCATTGTTATTAAAATTTGATGTAATAGCTTCATGTGAATTTAATGAAAAATACAATAATTATCTTTTTTGTTTATGGAAAAAATATGTTCCATTATGTGAAACAAGTTTTTTCACATTTATGGCATCTTTTGCTATACTTTGGCATATCTTTTTTGGATTTTTAGCATTATATTATGTTAAAGATTTTATTAGAAACTCTATTGCTACAAAGTATTCATATATTATTGCTTACATATTAATAATACTATTTTATGCTATGAATTATAGTAATAGTTTCAAATTATACAATAAGTCTTTAAAAATGACTTTGACTGAATTTCGACTTGCAATGTTTATTAATTTATTAATAAGCACTGGATTAATATATTATTTCGAAACTTTAAAATTAAGCATTTAAAATTAAGCATTTAAAATTAAGCATTTAAAATTAAGCATTTAAAATTAAGCATTTTTAATTATATACTAATTAAATACTAATTAAATACTAATTATTAAAATATATAAAATTATGAGTTATTGTGAAGAAAATAGATTTCAACCGAAGCTAATATGTGGTAAAGGAGATATGTTATTGTATGAAATTACAAACTATAATTTTAACACAAAAAGCTATAATTTACAATTTACAATTTCAAATATAGACAATACAAAAACTGATATTAGTGATCTAACTGGTTTAGAAATATATAAACTACTCGAAACACAAAATAATGAACTAATAGAAAAAATATATATAACTAATCTAAGTGAAAATGAAGCTGATATATGTATATTAATCACTCATATAGCTAAAGAAATAGGAA